AAAGATGTTCCTTTATGTCCCAATAACACTTGGTTAGCAGGGAAGTAAGGGTCTCTATACACTTGATATCTACCCGCTAAAGTACCAACTCTTTCAATACCCATGTTGTATTGGTCTTGTTCAGGAGCTGCGTTTGATACGTGGAAATATTCCAAATCATCAAAGATAGCACTGATTTCAGAAGAAACAACAATCCAGTTAGCACCACCTCTTAAAGTAGACTTATGGATTTGAGCAGAAACTTGGTTAATTGCTGTGATAAGCGTTTGGTTCCAGTCTTTTTGAGTATAAGGAACTGCGTTAGTACCTAATCTCTTCCAACCGTTGTAATCCCATCTTAAGTTCCAAGCTGCACCTTTTCTAAGGTCTCTCAAGATTTCTCTATCAATTTCAGCTGCAACTTGCTCAGATAATAAAGCTGTTAATTCAGCTTCAGCGTCGATGTTGTGGAATGCCGCAACGTCTTGTGCCATTTCTGGAGACCATTGTGCTCTTAATTTTCTTTCAGTTACAGAAACTGTTACAGATTGTAAATCGAAAGAAACTTCACCAATTCTATCTTCGAATTCCAAGTTCTTGTAAATTCTGTAAACAGGGATAAACGCATTGTTTATTGCTGTTGTTGAAGAGAAAGTTGAACCTGTATAACCGTCGATTGAACCACCGCAAGAAATACATGCAGGAACCTGAAGGTCTACCTCAAGATAGATTTGACCATAGACATCACAAATGTCATCGTATTGACCACCACCTGTTTTTGAGGTAGGGAAATCTAATTGTGCGTTGTTGTTACCATACTGAACGATACCTTTACCATATCTTTGAGTTACAACTCTAAATAACAATGGACCAGTTGGGTTACCCACAAGGTTAGCAGATGTTGCAACCGTAGGGTAGATAGTTAAATCAGACAAGAATGATTCGTTGTCGATTGGTTGACCATCAGGACCAATTAATTTACCAGCTCCAGCCTGTGCAAAACCTGACATAATGATTAATACTTTTCTATAGTCATTTGTTGCGTAAGCTGTTGGGTCAAGGTTTAACGTAACGTTATTCCAAGCTGCAGTTACTGCAGAACCTGTTACAGCGGAGAATGTACCTTTAGAATAGTCATATAAACCTGGTGGGTCTAATGCTGGTTCTTCACCCTCGTAGAACTTGTCATACAATGTTCTACCTGTGTTATAGTTATAACCACTGTTAGGTGTTTGACCTGCTGTTTGGTTTGGTGAACCATAAGGTGCATAATGTTCTCCAAAATCTGAAGTTGGGTTACCACCTACTTCATAGTTTTGGATGTTAGGTACGAAGTAGAACAATTTACCGATTGGTAAGTTCATAGCTTGTACTGATACGATATCGTTTGCTAATAATTTAGAGAAAACTCTTCTAACGATAGGGAAAACCACAGTTTCGAAAGCACCTGTATCTGAAGTTGTTGAAGCTTCGTTGATAAGGTATGATGCTTGGTTTTCATAAAGTTGTGCTACGTTCTCTCTCATGTGACCTTTAAGACCCTCTAAGAATCCTAATTTGTCCCATTTGCCGATTGTGTCTTCTTTGATAACTTTAAGGTGCTTAAGACCGATGTTACCAACAAGACCTGATTCTAATAATGCTCCCATTTTAAAATATTTGTTTTGTTTTATTTTGTTTATTTAATTTTACTCATTAAATCCTTCATTCTTAAGAATTGTGGATTCTCGTAAGTTTTTGATTCAATCAATGTTGTTGATGAACCTGTTGAAACTGTGTTGTTTATTTTATTTCCAACTGATTCGTTAATTGATTTTGTATCAACCTGACCTAATTCGTCTTTGATAGACTTATAAAGATTTTTTGATTCTTTAAGAGTTTCTACTCCGTCAAATCTTCTCAGGATATTTATTTTTTCTTTCTTAGTTGTTGAATGTTCAGTGAAAAGTCTAGTTGCATATGCTAAATTAGAGTTGAAGATTGCTACTTCAGTTAATTTTTCTCTAAATACATTTAATGCCTTTCTATACTCTTCGTTCTTTTCTCTCAACATACTAACTTCTGATTCAAGAGATTCAACTTTAACACCACCTTTTCCATAAACATAGTTTCTGTTATTAGTAATGCCTTTTCTAAGACCTCTTCCTTCTTTAGAACCCATTCCATAAGTTCTAGCAGCTTCTTTAGTTTCAGTCTTTTCATAATCTTTTCCACTATGAGTTTTAGACTTATCACCTTTGTTACCACCAAACTTTTGTTCGTAGTCTCTTTTAGAACGAGAATCGTCTCCTTTGTTGCCTCCGAATTTACCTTCTTTAGTTTCTGCTTTAACGACTTTAGACTTTCCTTCCATGTTTGCACCTTTTTTGTAATCAAACTTAGCTTTACCAGTACCAACAGATTTAGGTCCTTCCTTCTTGTCTTCTTTAAATCCACCTTTAGCAGATTTATTGTAAGAGAATTTAGGTCCACTACCTGTAACTCCTGGTGCTTTTTTGTGACTGTAAGCCTCATCTAAGCTATCTTCCAAGTTTTTTTCATACATTTCCGTTCCATATTCGTCCATTTCCATTTCTTCTTCATCCATTTCCATTTCTTCTTCATCCATTTCCATTTCTTCAGAATCCATTTCAACGTCTTCCATGTCATCATCGTCTTGTTCGTCAAATTCGATTTCATACATAACCTCTTCATCATCTTCAACATCGAAATCCATTTCTTCGCTGTTGTCTGAATCAGATGAGAATAACTTCTCAATAACTGCATCTACATCTTCATCTTCTTCCATGTAGTCTTTACGAGATTTAGAAATGTCGCCTTTGTTACCACCATATGATGATTCGCCCATTTCCAATTCTTCATCATCCATGTCATCTTCTTCATCCATTTCTTCAATTGATTCTCCAAGTTTTACTAAGTATTCGTTGTCAGAATTGTTATCTGTAAGGTGAATGTCTTCGCCATCCTTCTTTACAATGATACCGTCTTCTTCACCCATAGCTTTGAAAACTTTAAGAATTTCTTCATCAGAAGCGTTTGTTAAATCAATAGGAGATTCTGAATCCATATCAGTTAAATCTAAGTCCATATCCATTTCGACTTCGTCTTCGTTATCAGTGTCCATGTCCATATCCACTTCTTCAGTGTCATCGTCCATGTCTACATCTAATTCAACCTCGTCATCATCTTGTTCAGATAGAGATTCTTTTACTAATTGATTGATTTCTTCCTTCATAGTTGAAGCAAGTATTCCTTTTGCATTCTCGGCAATTACATCTTCGACTTGTTTCATTCGAATGAGTGCCTCTTGTACTACATCTTTATTTTCTTGCATAGAAAAATTGTTTAATTTAACATATAAATAGTGTCAAATAAGAAAAAGTATTATTTCTCTTATAATGAAACGTAATTTCTTTGTTGATTGTTAAGTGAGATTATCTGTGAATTTGATTGTTGTTCAATCCAAGAGATTAAAGATTGATAATTATCTTCAAGGATAAAATAAATTGTCTTCTCCCCAGTTGTATTGTTTTCAAGTATTAATTGATAAAAATTGTTGGATAGAGGAGAATTTATAATCAAAGTCGGTGAGAATGAGAGTTGACTAATAGTTGTAATTTCTTTACCTGTCCCCTCTGAATAGGCAGCTGCGTCTGACCATGTAGTCGCACTTAATAAAGTCGAACTTTGGTCTTTGAAAGTTATAATGAAAATCATTTTTTAATTATTTCATTATAAATAGTTCCATAAAATAAAAAAAGTGGTCTTTAGGACCACTTTAGATTTTTAATCAATTACTTCATCAATTTTACTCTCTGAAACTGAGGTTATTCTCCAATCGTGAGAAAACCCTTCATATTTTTTTGTAACTTTTGCCTCAACATCAGTTACTGAAAAACCTTTAACTAATTTCTCTTCTCTAATTTTTTTAATTTTTCCAGAGTTTTCATCAGGAAGGTCATAGGTAATTTTAGCAACAAAATACTTTTCGTCCATAATTTATATTTTTTTATTTTCCTAAAAAATCGGTAAGTTTTTTCATCAAATCAATAGACTTGTCTAAATTCTTTTCAGGTTGTTGGATTTTCTTTTCTTCTTCAAGATTTTCTTCATAATTACCCCTCTCATTAACATCTGAAAAAAGATAAGCCCCTGGTGTAGATGGTGAAGATACTAAGTCAAAACAGATTAATTCAAAATCATCTTGAACTTCATTTCTTTCCCCAACCTTTTTCAAGGAACCAACACCTCTTGATGAAACTCCCATTGTAACGCCTTGTCTCATTAAATTCGCCGCTTGGTCTCCCTTAGTTGAAACAATGCCTCTCTCATGAAATCCTGGTGATGTTAATAACTTCAGTTTACCCATCAAAATATTTTTATCCCACCATACATCCGTGATTATGTGGGATACCCTATCTAAGTCAATTAGAGACGATTCTGGGTGGTTTAACTCTGAAGTTGACAATCCCTTAGCAATCATCTTTTTATATCTCTCAGCCTCTCTTTTAAGGATTCTTTCAGGGTAAAATCTACCATTCCTATTTGGGGTATCATATTTCTGTAAAACCGCATAAAACTCAAAAGGGTTTTTGTAGTCTAATTTAACTGATTCTTTAAGGAACGATGGGTTAATTTCATCGCGAGGTGAAACATAACCAGCATCCATCTCAATTAGTATTCCATGACCTGATTCATTAGCCTCAAGAATTCTTAATTTCTTCATAACTCTTTTAGAAATAAATATACTGATTGAGTAAGTTTAATAGTTATTTTACTTTTTGGTTTTGTAAAAATCAAAATAGTTGTTATTTAAAAGATTATTTGTGAAGATATTTTTTACTATTCTTTTAACAGAATCTTTTAATTCTTGAGATTTAAAGTCCAACTCTTCATTAGTGTAAAGGTTTACTTCTAAATTAAAAAATGATTTTTTTCCTGTCGAAATTCCACTTGTTCTTAAATCTAAGTCAACAATACTTCGGTCCATAAAGACTGTTTGTGATATTGAATTAAACACGGAATGTTTTATTTCACGATTAAGATTACAGACCACTCTATTCCAATTATCGTGTTCTTTTTTAGGGCAAACCCAAGATTGAATGTTAATGTAAATTGATTTTAAATTTTTCGAATCGACTGTCCCATAGATAGATTTAATTGGACTATACAGATTCAACTTTACACTTTTCCCTTTTTTCATTAAGTTTCATATTATGAATGTTTATTTTAATAAAAATAACACTAATAAAACTCAATGTCAAAAATTATAAAAATAAATAATATTTATTTTCAATATGTTAATAATCGAAATAAAAAATAATGAAAATATTGAAAAGGCTTTAAAGACTTTAAAATCTAAAGTAATTAAAACTAAGCAGAATCAACAATTAATGGGTAGAAAAGAATTTACTAAACAATCTGTTGAGAAAAGAGCTCAGAAATTAAAAGCAATTTACAAACAAAGGAAACTTAACGAATTATAAGTTTTTTTCCAAATTAACTAATTTGAAATAGTTAATTTGATTAAACTCTTCTGCTTTCAACTTGTCAATTGTTTCTGATATTTTTTCAATAACATCACTTTCTTTTTGCTCACCAAGAATTGAGTTTAATTTTTCTATAGTTTTCTCTTTAAGAACTGAGAAATCTTCCTTAAGGCTATCTCCATCAGATTTCAAGATTTCAATAAATGTCTTTTTTGATTGCTCATCCATAGTATCAACATAATTCTCTAATGTTTGGTTTGCAATTCTAACCATAGTGCTTATAGGAATTTGTATAGATTCTTTTACAATTTTGTTTTCAGACATCAAAACTTTAATTAGATTCTTTCTTGATTGTAATCTTTCGTGAATATTAAGTTTGTTAATATAAACTAAAGTGTCAATATCCGAATATAAATTTTCATTAATTTCAGACACACTTTTTGGCATTTTAATATTTGGTAATAACTTTTGAATTAATCCAATTCCTTCATTCAAAAATTCATTGGCATCAGAACTACTTAAACCTTGAGAACTTGATAATTGGTCATACAGGTTATAAACCTTGGACAAAGATTTGCTATTAAGAACATTTTCTTTAAATTCTCTTAAAGATTTTTTGAATTCTTTTTCATTCCTATAAGATTCTATAAGATTTTTTTCAATAATGGATTTTACTTGTCCGAAAGTCATTTTCTTGTATTTGAATATAAATATTATGAATTTAGTAACTTATCCAATTCTTTTGAAATTTCTCCCAAAGATTCTCTAGCTTTTCCCAAATCGAGGAATTCATCTCCTTCAATCATGTTATTTTCAACTAAAATATTAAAATCTTTCTTTTTAGATTCTGGTGTTACGGATGCTTCTCCTCCTGTTTCTGGTGGTGGAGGAGTTTCTCCTCCCGCTGGTTCAGCACCTGCTGGTTCAGGTAATGCAGGAATTTCACCACCACCTCCGAATGAAGGTAATGGACTCTCAGTTTCTGTTTCAGCACCTTGTGTTTGAGTTGTTCCTGTTGTTGTGCCGTAAAGCTTATCAATATTGTCGAAGAAACCTGTTTTAGTAATAACTGTTGCAGTTGCTTTGAGTTCTTCACCAACGGCTCTTTCAATTCTTTGTTGTTGTAAATCAAGTTTAACTTCTTCATCAGACCAACCAAATATATGTTTCTTCGCCCATGTTGATGATGATGCTTGAATACCATTCCCTGGGTCGGCAACTAAATCTTTATATAATAAAACTTTCTCTTTCCAAACATCAATCTTCAACAAGTCAGCTTGAGTTGATGGGTTTGTTAAACCTAATGTAAAGTTAGATAATTCGTCTTCAAAACCTAATAAGAAAAGATGAATAATTGCAATCTTATTCAGTTCTGCTAACATACTCTTTTGGATACGGTTAATCGTTCTAGCAAATCTAATATCTTGTAATGATAAATTTTTACCATCACCAACAACTTCTTCAAATCCTAAGAATGCCTTAGGAACACGAAGAGCCGTCAATAATTTCTTTTGAATATATTCAATATCGGCAATCTCTGATAAGTTTGTAGCACCCGCTAATGTATCGATTGGGTTCGGTGCTGCAGGGTCACGAACAGGAACAAAATAGTCTTGGTCAACCGCCATTTGGTTAAATCTCATGTCAACGTTACCTGTCTTACTATCAACAATTTGTTCTCTTTTGAACTTATTGGCAACACGCTGAACGTATGCTTCGACATCATCATCATTCATATTTCCTACGAACACTTTGAACACTCTTCTTTCAGGTGCTCTTGATGTTCTATATATCAACATTGCATCCTCAGATAACAATAATTGTTTCCAAATTCTTCTTGCTTTTTCCAACATTGAAGTTCCGTATGGAAGTTTTCTATCGTCACCTAATAATCTGAAGTGAGCAATTTCCCATGTTTGGAATTCCATGTTTTTGTTCTTCCATGTAAATGTAAGAGCCTTGTTTGGTTCAGTTTTTTCTATTGAAACTGAAATCTTTTGGCTCGCACCAACTTCATGTCTTTCAATTTCGATTGTGGGTAATTGCTGACATCCAACAATACCTTTTTCAGGGTCCAATTTCAAATAGACAAAGTTATCACCATACTTACAAGTGTTTCTTGTCCACATAGGTAAGTTGGTATTGATATCCAAAGCATTATTAAATAAATCCGCAAGAACTGATTTTATTCTTTTAGACTCAGAATAGATTTGAAGTATGAATCCATCTTCATTAGTTGTCGTGGATTCTTCTGAATAAATGTCTAAAGCAGCTGAAATCTCAGGAGTATATTCCATCGATTCATAATCATACTGAGCAGACAATCTTGATGGCTCATAATAAATCGCTTGTGAATAAAGATTGTTTTCAACCTTAGTCCACTGGTTTCCCAAATAATAAGTTTGTTGTGCTTGAAGTTTTTCCTTTTCGTATTCTTCCCTACTTTTTGTGCGTAATATTTCTTTTTTATCCAACTTAAACGTTGGATAATCTTGACCTAAAAGTGAATTAGGTCCGAAAGTTTTGGATAATCGTTGCCAAACTGTTAAATTCTGTTCTGCCATGATATAATTTTACTTAATACTTCGATAATATAAATACTATCAAGCCCCAAATAACCACTTATATGTTTCGTAGTCTTTTCTAGATGGACCATTATTGTATCCTCTTGCGTCTTTACCCATCTGTGGAACCATCGGATTGAAGAAATCAGAAGTATTTTTGTTTTCATGAACATTACTCGTCCAAGAATTCAACATAGCCTTTGTATGATTTGTAACTTTAGTTAAAGATTGAAAAGATTTTTCAGCAACATAAATTGCCATCGAAATACCCATAATACAGTCATCATGATGATTTTTTTGGTGGTCTGGTCTACCGTTAACATAAATGAAAGTATTCATTTCATTGTATAATCTATTCGAATAAATTTTGAATTCATGTCTCGCAGCTTCTTCCAACGCAGCGATAATTTGGACTCTTTTACTATTAAAATTAATTCCAGGTATTTTTTCATTTAACTTAGGGTCCCACTTCCATTTATTCGAAGTATCTACATTATCAACATATAACCCACCACCATAAGATAACTCTTGTAATTTTCTTGCGGTTGAAACCCCCATACCCCCTGTGATATCGACGACACAATAGGCATTATACATAGTTCCCCACTTATAAGCAATTTCCGCAATTACATCAGGAGGCACTTTTCCAACGTATTCCAAAACTTGTTCTCTTTCGTCAAAATCGATAATTTGAATACATGAAAAATCTTCAGAATCTCCACGAGATACGTCGACTCCCATTACATATTTGTGCCCATTTACTGGCTCTTTAAAAATCCAAAGTGAACCTCCCATCAATTTTGCAGATGGTTCCCTCAACATGTTTTTCGCAATGTTTTGCATTAATTCAGATTCAAATACGTTATCACCTGAACCTAAGAAGTTACATTCCAATTCCTGAGCAACTTTACGTCTATCGTATTTAAGTTTTTTAACCATACTCTCAAACCAAGCTGAACATGGTTTATATCCTTGTTCAATATAGTCTGTAGTTACTGCATGGTCTCTATCATATGGATTTTCTGTTGATAAATCTACAACAGAATCTTTTGGATATTCTTCTCTGTTTAACAAATAATGAACTAAATCATTTGTCTTAACCATATACAAGTCTCTTGTATATCTTGGGTCACGATACCAAAACATTTCAGATATCTTGAAATCGTTCATGTTCCTTAATGATTGGTCATAGATTTCATAATAGATTGGGTCGTATCCGTTTGGTGTAGAAACAACAATAACCTTACCACCTGTAGATAGTGAGGCCATACACGCTGACCAAAAATCTCCGTCAGCCTCAATGAACGCGGCTTCATCAAAAATAAGGATGGTAGGGGTATAACCTCTCAAGGCATCCTTTGATGTTGCCACCGCCTTTACTTCACAATCATTTGTTAATTTAAAGTGTCTTTGAGAATTTTTTTCTTTTGAAAAAGAAACTCCAATCCATGCAGGCCATTGTTCTGTAAAACTTCTAATCTTGTTAGCCATCTCTACAGATGTATCTAATTTGTTGGCGATGATTAGAACCTTTTCAGGTTTTTGTTTTTTAGCAAATACTAATTTTTTTGATGCCCAAGCAGCGGTAACCGTTGATACACCCGCCTGACGATACTTCAATGCAATGTTTTCATTAAATTTGTCGTAATCCTCAATAAGACTAATTTGGTCAGGGAAAAGGTCTAATGGAACATACTTTGATACTGTGTTATCGTATGTTTGTAAATAAGTTCGAAGTGCATAAGGAGTATTCCTCACACACTTCGTAACTTCTATAATTAATTGTTCTTTAGTCACAAATTATTATTTGGGTCTAGATATGCCCAAACTACTCAGAAAATCATCTAAATTATCCTCATCATCTTCGTCAGAATCAATATCTTCTTCCTCTTTGTAATCCTCAAATTCTGATTTCATATCAATAGCTTCTCTCATAATTTCTTCAAATCTTGAAGTTGCTTTTTTAATTTTTGACTCATCTTCTGAGATGGCATTTCCTATAATTTCCAAGAATTCTTGTGCCGGTATTTGGTATAACAAGATATGGAACCAGTTTATTAGACCTTTGTTTGATTCGTCAAACATGGAATCGGGTAATGCGTTTCTAAGCTTTTCCACGATTTCAGGTCCTATTCTCAATTGCATTGGTTCATTCGCTAAAGTATCAACTTGTGCTTGAACTTTTTGACGTAAACCTGGCTCTGTCGGTAAACCATGTCTACCTTTAGCCTCTTCCAACCCTTTGATTATTTCATGACATAATATTGGGAATATTAACCCTGTTGCACTTATTTTTGTGTCAGGTGAACCTTCACCACCTTCACCACCTTCATCATCACCTTCATCATCACTGTCAGCATTACTTAATTTTACTTTACCAGCAACACCTTGACCTGTTTGACTCATCATCTCAATCATTTGTTCCATAGTAAAATACATGAAATCATTGATAGCCATAATACCTAAATAATCTCTATATAACGATGGGTCTATTTCATCCAATCTCGCTTTTACTGAAGGTTTTTGAAAAAGGTAATGACCTTTTTTTGCCGCCCCTTGGATAATTGCGTTGATAATATTTCTCTTGTGTTTTTCAAGTTCTAATTGTTCTTCATCTGTTAAATCTTCAACATCAAATGAAGGTATGTCAAGTTCCTCCTTTTCTTCTTTCTCATCTTCTTCTTCCTCATCATCTTCAGGCTTAAATCTGAAATCACCTGTGTCAGGTTGACCTAATTGAGCATCGATTTGATATCTTCCTTCAGGAACCTCTCCTTCTTCTAAAGAAGCTTCAACGGCTAATTGTTCAAGTTCTTCTTTATGAGCGGCTTCAATTCTCATAATATTAGGGAGTCTTCTCATCATTTCACTATAAATCATCCCTTGAACTTGTTGAGAACTAATATTTTGGTTTCCAACAACTTCTTTTAACTTATCGGCAACTTTACCAAATCTTTGACTTACCAATCTTTGCACATCAGCAGGACCTTTTTTCATTGCAGGGTTTTGAGCATAAAGATTTTCAGGACTACCTAATTTTCTTTCCAAATTTGGGTCCATTTTTTCTCGTCTTCCACCGTAATCTATTTGTTCTTTTATCTTAGCCATTTTCTTATTTTTGTAATAATTTAATAATTGCATCAATCACTTCATCCTTAGCGTCTTCAACAGAAACCTTCTTTGCCTTTGGTGCTGGATTCTCGTTAGGGTTAGGATTTTTGAAAGGACTTGGTGGTCTTTGTGGTTTTGTTCCAGGTTTACCTGGTTTTGTTGTTGGTGATGTTTTTGGTTTTGAAGGTGCCGTTGCCGGTGCTTCAGATAAGTATTTCATCAAGTCACCCTTAGTTATTTTTGGTGGTAAGTTCTTTTCTACAATCTTCATAATTTGATTTTCAAGAAACAAAGATACAGGATTTTTTCCTTCTCCTAATTGTTTTTTTACAGATTGAACACATCTTTGAAATTTTCTTGTTT